GATTGCTCCAATAGCAACAATTGTACCATCATTACTTAATGATACTGAATATCCCGATTGATCACCAGCATTTTCTCCATCAATATCGGAACCTAATTGGTTCCAGATTGTTGCTGCTGCTGGAGGACTATTATCTGTGCTAGTAACTACCATACCAGAATAACTTTCATCTATAGTTAATGACTCTGTATTTGAAACATCTTTCACACTATTTAATACTTTAGTCTTAGCCGTATCAATATAATCTTTTAGTTTCGTAATAAGAGTTTCATTATAATCCTCAGACCCTCGAGATTTTATATACAGATTTATAATTATAGAACCTTGGACCAATGTTACTGTAATCATACTTATAGGAATACCTAACTCAGTTGCATGGTTTTGTTTAACATCATTTATTATTTTTTTTTGATCCTCCTGGCTTAATTCATTTAAGTCTTTATCGTTAATTTTATAAGAAACCTTTATTACTGTTTCAATAGGTTCTTCTGTATCAGACTCTTCGAGTTCTAATCTTAGACCATCAGCTCTTGAAGCAAACATCTTTGATTTTCCTCCTACACCACCTAGCTGGTTAATATAGAATACAACATTGCGATTATTACCATAAGCTCTGGATCTTACATGAGAGATACTCCTTGAAGATCTATTAGTAGTTGATACTAATCCTTGCCATTTACCATTTCCATTACCTGGCTGCATAGCATTGGTGTTATAAACTGCTCCAGAAGAGCCCGCGTACATAGATCTACACTTTGACATTATAAATAATGATGAGAAAAAGTATTGTTTCTAAATAAAATATATTTGCAAACAATTTAATATACTAACTTACACTGAATGTCAAATTTTCTAAGCTAATAATATATGGAAAAACTAGATTATTTAATGTTAATGTTTATGGTTATAGGCATTTCTATAATATTTCAAAATAAAAAAAGAGAGAAATTAAAACATCTTCTTTTTAGTAAAGTTTGGATAGTAAATATGATTGGTATCATTATATTTATTTTATATGAATTGATAATACAACCGTATTTTATAAAAGACAACTTAACTAATGAAGAAAAAAAGAATCGAGATGATTTAAAAACAGCCATTGTTGGTGGTTTATTTGCTCATTTAATAGCAATTATGGCCGAACTTAAAATGACAATTGCGCCATTTTGGATAACATTTATAGCCATATATTTTTATAATTCTGGATAGATTTAATTAATTAGTGAAATTAAATAATTAATCAAATAATTTACGAAACGTGACTTAGACACGATTTATTACAGATATGAAAACTTTTTAAGAAAATTGAATATATATTTTGTTTGTTATACTTATCATATACATACACGCAGAAAATACTAAGTAATATTCTATGGCTGCTTCAGTGAATATGTCACGACCAGAAGTCATCTTATGTGCAAATGACAATATTGCCGTTATAGATATGGCGTGCATTCAAACCATATGTCCTCCGATTCTAGCTCGCTTTTTGGGACTTTCCGAAGATTCTATATCGGCGACCTGTTTTAAGAAAGCTGCTCGCGATGAGCAAGGAAGATTAACATTTGCAAAACATTTAGACATTTCTCGTTCTAGTTTTCAAGCATGTATCACTTTTATCAAGACCGGTTATGTTGGTTCTATAGAGGTACTTGTTCGTACAATGGACATTCTAGGGGGCTCAGAAAAGCTAGATGCTTATGTTGCGAAGAATCAGGCCGAACAAGAAGCCCGCAAAGATTATGAATTGGAGAAACTATTGTCTGAACGAAAAAATCCTATGACTCCTGAAGCAGATATAGATGATCTTTATATTTGGCGGGCTGCACAAACCGGATGGTCACAGGGTCTGAGTTCTGAAGATTGGTCTATAACAGTTCATACGGGCATTTGTATTGATTATTGGTGGCGTAAGCGGAGATCACAAGAAGATGAATTGATAGAAGAACTATAGATATATTATACTTTATTAGAAATTAATTAGAGAAAAATAAATTAAAAAATCCGTTATTATTATTTTTGCGTTTTGCTGATTTAGCTTTCTTACGGCGTTTTTTCATAGTTCTAGATTTTTTAATACGCTTCTTTGCAGACTTGGCTTTCTTAGAACGTTTTTTCATAGTTTTAGATTTTTTAACACGCTTTTTTGCAGACTTGGCATGCTTTTTCTTTTTCTTTTTACTCCCACCCGACATATCTTTTGATGTCATTTCATTGTCAATGAAATCTACAATATCATCTGCTTTTCTCTCTCCTTTGAACTCATTAAACGTATCATCTTTTAAATAAAACATGCTAGGGACACCCATATTATTGTCTTTGATGTGTTTTGAACATGGATGTTTAATGTTATCTAATGCACCTACATGGACATTAATGATTCGGACGTTAATTGGTTTCAATCTTTTATCTGTCTTTAGATTCTCCCATTCTCCGTTCATCAATTTACAAAAATGACATGTAGGGTGATGGAATCTTACAAAAGATGGCCCATCTTTGACAATTTTATCAAATGTTTCCCCCTGATCTTTATCTAAATCATATACACGGTGTGGCATTATATAATATTTAGAGAGATATAAATGTTATTTTCTTGGTTAATTATATATTATGAAACATGCAAAAACTTTGTTAATAATGTCGATGTTTTTATTAGGATTATATATTTTTAGCAAGGGAAATGTATCAGAAGGATTTACGAATGATTCGAATTATAGATGCCCCAATATTTTGATTCAAAAAGGCACTGATTTCTTTTTGTATAATTCAAATCTTGCTAAAGTTCCAGGTGTAAATCCATTACAATTCAATAGTTTAGAAGAATATAAAGAGTTTATGGATTGGCAAAGAAGCCAAGGTATAAGATGTCCAATACTTTATTTGCAAGAATCTTATGATGCTCAGGGAAACCCTGTATACGCTGCGCGTCCATCGCCAACAAATCTACAAGGAGGAAATCAAATGATTTCTGCACCATTAACAAAATTATTTGATGCGAGCCATAGTGATAGTCCATATAATGTTAATTCTTATCCAGGATTTGATCCACTCGATCAATACGTTGGTTTAAAAACGCCATTAGATCAAATGTATCATGAAGCAGGAGATGTAAGTGCTAATCCAATGGATGCAAATTGGGCAGGCAAAGATTATACTCAAAGCTTAGTAGATAGAGGATACTATACCGAAGATGAAGTATTAATGCCCCAAGCTGAATAAATATATTTAAAATATTAATGAATATATTTATTTTTTATCAAGAACTAGAATAGCTTGATTTAATGTTTCTCTAAAGCTGCTTAGTTTATTTAATTTATCAATTAATTTAGTGCTAGTATTACTCATTGGATCTTTAGATATTGCATCTGAAGCGTAAGTGATATCTAGCACCAAAGACGAGCTAACTACATCATAGAGATTAGTAATTATATCTTCATAACTACTCCTATATTTATCTACAAGCATTTGGTCATTAATCTTTTCTGCTCGAGCTTCAATCTTTTTTGCCGCATTTTCGAGATTTTCTTCTGCTAGTTGTTCGAGTTTGCTGTTGTTTGCCATGCCTTCAATCACTTGTTTTTTATAAGATAGCATTTTTACTGCACCAGATAGTAGTAATAAAAATATAACTGCTAAACCAACAATTCTAAAAAATTGATCTTGTGAAACCATTCTATACAATATATAAAGGAAAACTTTAATTAATTCTAATCATTTAATACATCAATTGATTTAACCGAATCGCTTATCAAATAATTATAAACATTTGAACAACATGTTTTTGTTATTTTTCTTGGTTTTCCACTCTTCGTTAAAGTGGTAATATCATTTAAAGCTTTTTCATTTTTTCTTAATGCATCTATCAATATATCAATGTTTTTATATTTATTCATAATTACAGTGGCAGAGGCAGTACTTACACCGGGTATTTGAGATAACATAATTGCACCAATATTATTTTCATTTATATTATCTTTTTTAACACGTTTAGATACTGCCACATAATCACTGCTGCCATTTGTTTTAATATTTTCATTTAAATAAAAATATTTTTCTTTTGTTCGACTAAGTTTATCAGTCATTTGAAGCAACCACATTGCAGATTCTAAACAATTTATCGATTTGTAAATAGAAAATCCTTTATTATAACTGATACTGGTTAATGATGAAATTATTGCTTTCCACGTAACAGGTTGTCTTCCATATCTAGATGGTTTAAAAGTAAGAATATTACCTTCTATCAAATAATATATACTATGGTTGTGCAAATTGCAATTATTTAATCTATAACTTTGCTCTTTATATCTACCATCTCTTATGCTAGATGCTAAATCACGTATGGTTTTTCTCTCTACAATAACTAGTTCTTTTCCAGAATCATCACAAATAATGATATCACCCAATGGAAGATTTTCTTTTATTAGTTTTATTTTACCATATTTTTCATCAACATACTGGAGTTCTGTAATTTTTTCTTCAAGCTCCTTTTCTCTAAAATCTAGCTTTATAATCATTACATTAATAATTAAAAAGTTATTAAGTATTTTTGATAATATTATTTATTTAATAAAACATTCAATTTCATTTTTTATAATTTCAATACTAAAAATATATTATTACAAGACACTTAAATATATTTGTTTATATCAATGTAAGCAATAATGGACACAGATACTGAAAAACAAATAATGAATGATGATGACGTCTTTGATACAGAAGACGGCCTCATCTTTAATCCTTTTAACCCGGGTAATCTTGAGATAAATGTTAATGAGATTCAAACTATTCTGAGAAGCCATGGAATTAATGCAAAAGTTCATAATATTAATTTGTATAAGCGTGCATTTATTCACAGGTCTTATACAAAGCGCCCTGCTATTGAGAATGAAGAAGCAAATGTGACAATTGTAGATAAACCAAATAATTGTTTGCCTCTTAAAACAAAATCTAACGAGCGGCTTGAGTTTATTGGAGACGGAGTGTTAGAGTTGATAACTAAATATTATTTGTATCGTAGATTTCCAAAGGCAGACGAAGGGTTTATGACGGAAAAAAAGATTGCCCTTGTTAAAAATGAACATATTGGAAAACTAGCCTATAAAATGGGAATAAATAAGTGGTATATTTTGTCAAGGACCACAGAAGAGAAAGGTACAAGAACAAATCTAAAAAAACTTGGATGTTTGTTTGAAGCTTTTCTGGGAGCACTATTTTTGGATTTCAATAAAATTAGTGTAGAAGATGAGCATGGTTGGTTTAAAAATGTTTTTGTAACGGGTCCTGGATTTCAAATGGCTCAAATATTTGTAGAAAGTATTTTTGAAAAATATGTTGATTGGCAAAGATTGATTCAGATTGATGATAATTTTAAAAATATTTTGCAAGTAAAGATACAGAAAGAGTTTAAAGTTACACCAGATTATTTGCAGCTTGGAGAGCGAGATCCAGAGATAGGTTATAGCATGGGTGTATTTTTGTGTATTGGGAAGCCCATACATGCAGTTAATTATAGAGACGCCGTTTCTTTTGAGTCATTTGGATCTTTTCAGGCAATTCAAGACGAGATATCTCAAGAGCGACCTGTTTTTGTGCTTCTTGGCGAGGGAGTTCATCGTGTGAAGAAGAAGGCTGAGCAAATAGCTTGCGAAGAGGCTCTAAATCTTTTGAAGGGATAACAGCATCTGTATCATCATCATAATGATGGTCTGAGTCAAAAAAGTCTCTAGACATTTTTTTTATTAAATATTCGATTTCTCCATTCATTATTTCTATGATGTCATGATATAAAGTTTTTATGTGGCAATACTATATATATGTCGACAGATCTTTTAGCTAAATTACGTATAAAAAAACAACCAAAACGTCAAGATGAAGTAGCTATTGTTTTAAAACCGCCACAAAGATATGAAGAAATTGTATTGAAAGCACAAGTTATAGATAAAAGGAAAGACAAAAAAATAAATAGAGAATTATTTATGGCAACTATTGCAAATAAAACTATTGTAGTGAAGAAAGATATACCAGAAAGAGAAATATTTCAAAAATCACAGGAAGATACTCAAGTTCCACCTAAAGAAATTGTTGTCATTAAAAAACCAAAAAAATTAAAGAAAAAACTAAAACTGGTTGATAACATAAAAACTAAAAGGAAAGCTAGAAAAAGAAAGTCGCCTATTGGAGTTCTAAGAGAAGTAGCAGAAAATTTAGTAGTAGTAGGAAGTGTTCCTATTTCACAGAGAATTGCTAAGAAAGAAGCAAATGTGTTGATTAAAGCATCATCATATTATATGAATAACAGAGCTATATTTGTTAATTTTATCAATTCTTTATTTTCTCCATACAAAAAAGAGCTAGATGAAGCATCTAAATCTGCTACATGCAATTATGATACTGCCTCAGGCTTTACCCTTATGGGTCATCAAAAAATTGTTAGAGATTACATTAATTTATATACTCCATATCGTGGAATACTTTTATATCATGGCTTAGGCTCAGGCAAGACATGCTCATCTATTGCTATCGCAGAAGGAATGAAAGATGATAAAAGGGTAATAGTTATGACACCCGCATCTTTAAGAAGAAATTATTATGAAGAACTGAAAAAATGTGGTGATACAATGTATCGAAAAAATCAATTTTGGGAGTTTATAAGTATGACTACACAAAATGTAAAAACATTATCTAGCGTCTTAAACCTAAGTGTAGAATATATTAGAAGAGAAGGTGGTGCATGGCTTGTAAATATGTCTAAACCTAGTAACTATGAAGATCTCGGAAATGATCAAAAAAGATCAATTGATAAACAATTAGATGAGATGATTAGATATAAATATCAGTTTATTTCTTATAATGGTCTTCAAAGAAGACATTTAAATGAATTAATGAAAGGTCCGAATGGAAAAAGAAATCCATTTGATAATACAGTTGTAATTATAGATGAAGCGCATAATTTAGTAAGTAGAATTGTAAATAAACTAGGTAAAAATAAAGAGAGTGTTTCATTAGATTTATATGAATTATTGATGAGTGCAAAAAATGCTAGAATTATTTTATTAAGTGGTACGCCTATTATTAATTATCCAAATGAGATTGGAATACTTTTTAATATTTTGAGAGGCTACATTAAAACCTGGCATTTTAAATTAAATATATCTGGTGGAAGAAGAGTGACAAAAGAAACTTTCAAAAACATGTTTAGATCTACGTTGTTAGGAGGAAATGTAACCGATTTTATAGATTATAATGCTACCACTACAACATTAACATTAACTAGAAATCCTTTTGGATTTGTAAATAAAACTTCAAATAAAAAATATGACGGCATGAGAGTTGGAAATCGTGGAAATATGACAGATGAGGTTTTTATTTCTCATATTACAAAGCTCTTAACTAAATCTAGAATGACTATTCAGAAAACAGATGTCGATATGTATAAAGCTTTACCAGATACATTAGATACATTCAAAGATATGTTTGTAGATAGTGAAAATAATGTAAGAAATATGGGATTATTTAAAAGGCGCATATTAGGGTTAGTTTCTTATTATCGAAGTGCACAAGAATCATTAATGCCTAGATACAGTAAAGGTGCTAATTTTCATATAGTAAGAGAAGAAATGAGTGATTTTCAATTCGGTGTTTATGAGGAGGCAAGAGTTCAGGAGAGAAAAGTTGAGCAAAACAATGCTAAGAAAAAGGCCAAAAAAGGCAAAGGTGGAGACATATATGAAGATACTGTTTCCACTTACAGAATATTTTCGAGAGCATTTTGCAATTTTGTTTTCCCGAGACCTCAAATAAAACGCCCATTCCCTGATAAAGAAGGAGACATGTCAGATGAAGTGTTATTGGAAACTGCTGACGAGGATTTACTTGATGCAGGTGTGAAGCTAGATAATGTAGATGGCAGACTAGACGCCGATGAAGTTATTGGCTCTGCCATTGAAAATGCACAATCGTACGATGAGAGAATTAAAACTGCATTAAAAATGTTAAGTGATAGGAAAGATGAGTTTTTATTACCAGATGTTTTGGAAACCTATAGTCCAAAGTTTCTAGCTATGTTAGATAATATTAAAAATCCAGATCATAGGGGATTACATTTAGTTTATAGCCAGTTTAGAACTCTGGAAGGAATCGGTATATTTAAAATTGTGTTAGAAGCAAATGGATTTGCTGAGTTTAAAATAAAACAGCGTGGTGGTAATTGGATATTAGATATTGCAGAAAAAGATATGGGGAAACCTTGTTTTGTACTTTATACTGGTACTGAAAGTCCCGAACAAAAAGAGATTGTCAGAAATATTTTTAATGGTGACTGGAAATACATTCCTCCTTCCCTAGAAAGCTCGATTAGAAGTATGTCCGATAATAATATGTATGGCGAGATAATAAAGGTATTTATGATTACGGCCTCTGGTGCAGAGGGTATTAGTTTAAAAAATACCAGATATGTTCATATTATGGAGCCATATTGGCATCCGGTTAGAATGCAACAAGTAATCGGCAGAGCTAGGCGTATATGTAGTCATCAAAATCTACCTGAACAACTTAGAACAGTAGATGTATTTTTATACTTGATGACTTTTTCAGAAGAACAGCTATCTAGTGACACAACCATTGAATTAAGATTAAAGGATACTAGTAAGTTAGATAAGTCTATTCCAATTACAAGTGACGAAGCACTATATGAAATATCTAATTTAAAAGAAGAGGTTACTGAGAAATTATTGCTTGCCGTGAAAGAGGCAGCAATAGATTGTTCTCTGCATTCTAAAGCTGGGAGTGGCGAACAATTGCAATGTTTTACTTTTGGAAGTGTAGATCCAAACAATTTTTCGTATAATGGTTCTTATGCAGACAGTGACACTGATGCTGTCCAACAACAAAATATACAAGAAAAAGAAATTAAAAATGCAGTAGATGTTACAATTGATGGCATAAAATATGCATATGATCCAACGTCAAATGCCGTATATGATTATGATAGTTTTATTAGAAAGCAGCCAGTTCAGATAGGTTCATTAATTAAAACCGATAGTGGATATGAGTTAAAGTTTTTATAACTTTTGAAATAATAATATAATTACAAAAGTTATTTAGTTTCTAGTTCAATAATTAAATTGTTAATCATTTTTAATTTATTAGACATATCTGCTCTAATCTTTTTCATATCGAATATAATATCTTTAATGGATCTTTCTTTTTTTTTAAATAACTTAAATATCGTTTTTTCATCACTAGTTTGTTTGTTTTTATCGTCCTTATCATCAACATTAAATCTTACGCGTTTTGGTTTATTGTTAATTATTATTTTTTCACCTATTTTTAACTTTACAGGCGTCGATTCATTATTTTTTGAGTTTTTAACTCCAACCCATTTTTCTGCTTTTTCTATATTATTATTTTGAAATGCAGTTTGTATTTGCATCTCTCTTGCTTTCATTGTTTCTTCTAATATTTTATTTATTTCTTCACCAATAGGTTTATCTACTACGTCGTCTGAAAAATCAACCTTTTTTGGTGTTTCAATGCTCAATAGTTTTGAAAACTCTCGTTGTCGCTTTTCTAGATTTTCTCCAAAGTGCTGTGTTTTTTTATTTTTAATATCTTGTGCCGTAATAGGAACATCATATTTTCGTAGTTCATTATTATCGTTGTTACTATTATTGTTGTTACTATTTCTAATTTTATTTAATTGAATCACAACACTTTTCATAAATAATTTATTTTTCTCTGTTATATTTTTTGTTTTATTATATGTTTTATCAATAATATTTATTTGTTGTTCAAATATTTCTTTAACATTTGACATATTAATATTTGAAAATATACCTTCTTCAGACATGATATTCCATAATATTGCTTTATTATTATTGTTATTAAAATTGTTCATATTTACTTAAAGTTCTTATTTAGCTTTAAACTCTTGCTTATTTAAAAACTAAATAAATATATCACTAGATTATAGTATAATGGCTAGAAACAAAAGTGCAAAAAAAAGAGCAAAAAAAGCAAAAAATAAAACATTAAAAGTGGCACGTCAAGATATAATCATGAAAAAACCGGTATGTTCTCCTGCAAATCCAGAAAAAAACAATGAAGTCACTTGTTATTCTAATAACACTCTTGTTAAGATTAAAAAACTTTGGAATGCGAGACATTCAGGTGATAAAATAGATTCAGATGAACCACATGCCATTTGGAATCATATAAGAGATAGATTTTCAAATGTATGTAATACTGAAAAATGTTGGCTAAGACAAAATCTTCTAGCTGAGAATCTTGACTCAGACATATTATCTTATACATTTGCACCAAGTGCCCCAAAAGAGTGGAAGAAAAATCCATTTGAATGGTTATCAAGTTCAGATATATCTGGTGTTATGTCTCATTTTGAAAAAAAATATCCGAGTTTTATTTTTATTGGACCAACACCAATAGATTTTGATAAAAGTTATGCTGATGATGTTTGTGTTTGGGACGAATTATGTAATTTCTCTCTTATCAGTCATATTAAACGGGGTAAAAAAAATATAGGAATGATATTTAATACCGATCCTCATACTGAAGATGGAGAACATTGGATATGTATGTTTTTAGATTTATCGTCAAAACCAAATCCATTTATATTTTTCTTTGATAGTAATGGTGATTTACCTCCTGACGAGGTAACAGTTTTAAAAAATAGAATAGTAAGTCAAGGAGGGACACTTGGTATGAAAATAGATTATGATCATAATCATCCAAAAGTTCATCAAAAATCAGATGGTGAGTGTGGAATGTTTTGTTTATTTACAATAATTCAGTTGCTTCTAAAAAATAAAAAAATTGAAGATTTCAAAACTAAAAGAATAACTGATGATGAGGTTAAAAAATTAAGAAAGGTGTATTTTGATCATTCTGAAAACTAAATTATTCCACACTCTGTTTTTCCTTTTTGCGATTTTTCTTTTTAATCCCCTTTCGCTTATGCTGTTTAGTTTTGATATTTAGATTTTTCTTTTTTGGTAAAAATATTTTATTAGTTAGTTTTATTTTTTTTACATTTACAAAATTATCTAAAGTACCAAAATCTTTTGTTGATTGTTTCATCATTGATTTATTTGCTTCATCAATATCATCTTTTGTTAGCATTGATGTAGTATTTTCATTTACAGTGTTATTATTATTATTATTATTATTTAAATCTTCAGAGTATTCTTTTTGAATTAATTCAGCTGTATCTAAGTCTTTAATATATTGTATAATTTGTTTAACTAAAATAGCGTGTGTATTTTTCATAGATTCATTTGGATAATTGTTTTTCATCATGTCTTTTATTATCCTATAAACACGCTTTTTGTAAAAATTGTATTCTTTTTTTTCTAATTTTATATTTGCTTCACTATTTTTATTTACTTCATCTTTATATACCGAATTAGCTAGAAACTTTAAAGTAATTTCATTAGTATTAAACTCCATATTTAGATTAATTAGTGAATAAAAAATAACTAATCTAACATGCTTTTATTACAACATTCATTTAATCTTATTTGTTGTCTTGTGCAATTTCCCCACAAATCTTTGCCTGTGTTGCACGTATTAGGATTGAACTTATTAAAGTTCGGTTCTTGGAAAAGATCCGGAAAAGGCTGATTTTCCACAATTCCATCATTTATATCGACAATAAACATATCACTATTAGAACTCGGTACATACTTTGCTTTATTACAAGACTGTAAGGCAAAGTTTTGACTTCTTAGAGAAGATTCGGAATCTATATTACTTGCAAACCCGCTCCAGGGTGCCTGTTTATTTCCAGGGTTGAATACCTTATTAACTGAGAACTGTGGATAATTATTTAATTCAACAGTAGGTTTTTTTCTACCATCAACAACATGCATATAAGCATATTTTGTAGAAATTGGCCTTACACTAAATTGAGGTTGTAAAGGCATTGAAGACTCATTACGACTATATATACGATTATTAATCTCATCCAATCTATCATTATTGAAATAATATACACCATTTACTACACCATACATACTTTTCGACATTAATATATATTACTATCATATTATTTTACTGGCTTTAATGCAAAAAGACCTAAAGCATTGCTCTAATTATATTACATATAAAATGTGCGGAATACTTGCTTTACTCAACAATGGAAATCATAATACGGAAGAAGAAATTAATTGTGCAGTAACTTCTGGAAAACCTAGGGGACCGGAATCAACTCACTCTCTAAAGTTAAATAACATTTCAATGCATTTTCATAGGCTCGCTATAAATGGATTGGAAACTGGATCAGACCAGCCTTTGCAAGTAGAAAATATTACACTTATTTGCAATGGCGAAATCTATAATTATAAAGAATTATTTACAATGATTGGTGTAACACCTAAAACTAATAGTGATTGTGAAATTATAGCACATTTGTATCTTCGATATGGTGCAGAGAAAACACTACAGATGCTTGATGGTGTATTTGGATTTGTATTGCATGAAAATATGAATGGTGATAACAACCCGAGCCGAATTGTCGTTGCAAGAGATCCATTTGGTATTAGACCATTGTTTAAATGTGAGAAAAAAGGAGAAAACTATCAACAAGATTATATTGCATTTTCATCTGAGGTAAAAGCTTTGAGTGAACTTACAAAAAATAAGCAAAATGTTAAAATGAGTACTTTTCCGCCAGGCAGTTATAGTTTATATGAGCAACCATTTGATGATAGTTGTTACTGGCACGAAACTATTAAAAATCGTAAGTATCACAATTTGACATGGCGTCCGTCAGTGTCTGATAAAAATATACAAGCAACTACTTTGTGTAAATATGCAAATGATATAGTGGTTAGTTTATGCAAAGCAGTAAGAAAAAGGGTTATGGTAACAGATCGACCTGTTGCATGCCTTTTATCTGGAGGGTTGGATAGCAGTCTTATTGCAGCACTTGCTAAAAACTATTACACTGGTGATCTGCATACATATAGTATTGGAATGAAAGGATCGAAAGATTTGGAAAATGCTAGGCTTGTAGCTGATCATATTGGAAGTATTCATCATGAAGTAGTTTTGACAAGCGATGAGTTTTTCAATGCAATTCCAAATGTTATTAAAAATATTGAAAGTTTTGACACTACAACTGTTCGTGCAAGCGTTGGAAATTATTTAGTAGGAAAATATATTTCTGAGAACAGTGATGCTAAAGTAATCTTGAATGGAGATGGAAGCGATGAAGTTGCAGGAGGATATATTTACTTTTTAGCTGCACCTAATGATTTGGCATTTGATCAAGAATGCAGGAGATTATTGGATGATATTCATTACTTTGATGTATTGAGATCAGATCGATCTATTTCATCGAATGGATTGGAGCCTAGGACACCATTTTTGGATCGAACATTTGTAGATACTTATATGTCTATACCAGCTAATGTTAGAAATCCACGTTCTTTTGAAAATAGAAATAATAATATATGGGACAAGCATGCGATGGACTATAAGATAAAGGGTATGGATGATATTGCTAGTGTTATTAAGAGTCGTCCAGAAAAACTACTATTGAGATGGAGTTTTGATAATCTTATGCCTAATCTTTTGCCTAGTTCAGTTCTTTGGAGAAGCAAAGAAGCATTCAGTGACGGTGTAAGCGGAGATTCTGGGTCATGGTTTGAAATTATTCACGCAAACCTGAATGGCAACGACGACAGAATGGATACATATAAGCATTTTGGAACAGAAGGTCATATGCCACCAACAACTATTGAGCAATTATATTACAGGCGTATCTTCTGCCAACTTTACCCTAATTGTGATACAACTACGCCTTATTTTTGGATGCCTAAATGGGTAAATGCAACAGATGCGAGTGCTAGAACATTGAAGTTTTATACAGATAGATAAAATAAATGAATTATAAAAATCGAATTATAAAATATAATACATGTTAAATTATATAAAATATATATTACAGATATTTGCAGATTTTGGAGAATACAAATGGCATAGAAACGCGTTTAATATTATAAAATACTTATCGTATATTGCTTATTTTTCGGCACTATTTGGTATTTATAGCTTTGCTCCAAAATATAGTGGCATTTTAGATTTGATAACAAGATTATATATTTCTTTATTTTTGATAATAAGATTTAATCCTTTGGTAAAAGAAAAATATACAAAGTTTGATAAAAATATAGTTTTCTCTGCAGGATTATTTTTATTTATCACAACTTCGATTACAAGCATAGTTAAGAGTTATTGAATATTATTTTTTAATTTATTCACAATAAAAATAAATAATTTATTATAAAGTTATTTATTTTTTTTTTGAAATACAAATACCACAATTAGAACAGGTAAATCTATCTAAATGATTTGACATATTATTATTACATTCTTTGCATTTTGGATTATAAATACTTTGTAATATATTTAAGGGTTTATTTTGATTAACATGTTTTATTTTTTTTGGAGTAGTATATGTTTTCTTCTTTCTCTTCTTACCCATATATATATTTTATTTATTTTTTATTTAAGAAATTAGCTATATAAAAATATATTTTTTTGCTAATGACCTCATCTAAATTATAATCTTCTTGGGATTTTTCATATCCTCGAGTATTGTGTCTATTTGTTATACTTAAGATTGCATTTAAAAAAATATTTTTTTCTATAAGAGGCTCGTAAAAATCGTAATATCTCTCTGCCATTAAATGATACGACAGATAATATTTATAAGGCATAACATTTATATATAATGCATTAGGTCCTTTCATTCCTTTATGAAATTGATCATCTATGAAGCATATCTCACAGTTTTTATCTTCATTTGTGCAAGCAAAAAAATCTGATAATGATTTTACATGAGAAGTTCTATTTTTTTCTACTTGTATATCATTAACTTTGTAAGCATTTATGATTTGATCGAATATTTTATCTCCTAATTTGTGTTCAAAATAATCAGCTATTAACCTCGCCCAACTTTTAGGCCCTTGATTGTTTGTATATATAATTACTTTGTGACAGGTTCCCTTTCGTTTTTCTTCGAGAAGTAAAAATAAAATATTTATTATATTTGGTCTTAGAAACTCTGGAAATATATCTAGCACTTCATAAAATGATTCATTATTTTGCTTTCCAAAAAAGCGCTGTATTGCGCTCCAAAAAATGCCAATTTCTAAAAATGTTCCTAACGTTTCATCTAAATCAAATATAACAATTTTTTTTGGTTTATTTCTATCCATAGGTATTATAGAGAATATATTTATAACTGTAAAATGAATTGTAAAATAAGAAACAGCAATTGTAAATAAAATTATAAATATAATTTCAGTCATTACATTATGGTTCGTTTAATTTATAATTAAATTGAATTATTATAAGAGAGAAAAGTAAAAATAAATACAACATTTAATTCATTTATAATGCAATCTAATCATTTATACCACCATGAACGATTATATGGCTTTTATAGCGAAATACAACAATATCATGTTAGAAATATAACAGCAAAAAAACATAGAATAAAATACTATATTTATGAAACTATGAATGGCGATAAAGTAAATGTAACACAGGTTTATACTAAACAAGAAATGCATTTGGCTCTACATAAGGCATTATTTGTAGATTCTGAGTATATGGGAATAGTAACAAGGTGTATAGGATGCGTTCATTGGTAAAATAGAAAAGATAACTATTTTATCAATAATGTGCAATAATTTTTGCCTGGTGTGGGAATCGAACCACGGCCACAAGATTAAAAGTCTTGCGCTCTACCGACTGAGCTAACCAGGCATTATTTTTTATATAGGGTAAAATACCTTTAGATAATAACTTATAGTAGATATTTTGTATAGAGATTTCACATAAAAAAATATAATTATAGTTATTTCATTATTGATTAATTTTATTGCACTTTAGTATAACATGCTTTTACAAACTTCACTACTTTTCCTAGGAATACGAAATCATCAAAATTACTAGTTGGATAGTCTGTTGTACTAGTAACTTCTGTGCATATTACATTATCTCCGCTTTCTATTTTGTAAATAAAACAATTATGTTTTCGCTTTTCCCATTTTGTCTTTCCACTATCAAAAATTGCTGTCTCTAGTTTATATTTAACAGAGTGTGTCAAGATTGTATGTTGCTTTTTTGAGTACCATCCGTATTTTTCATTAAAAGGCATTTTATATGTATATAGATCTTTGTGTGTGTGTGATGTTGAGTACTTACCGCTACATATGGCAATTTATTTCAATTTTATTTTTATTAAAGATACTTTTACAAATGCCGATTTAATAAACTTTTTCACTCTTCCTAGACATATAAAATCATCAAAATTATTTTTTGGGGAATCATTCATTTTTGTTATTTCAGTACATACTATTTCGTTATCATTGATGTCTAAATATATAGAACAATTATGAACAATTCTTTCTTTTTCAACTTCACCGTCACAATTAATTTTTAAGGTAAAAGTTCTATTTGTAACATGATCTGTCATATTTATATGTTGTTTTCTTGAGTACCATCCACAATAATGCATTTTCTATGGTATGAATGAACGTAATATCTGCCAATTAATAAAAAATACATTATTATATCAATTTTAATAAAAAAGGTTTATTGCCTTTTTGTTTTTTGTTATGCAGGCTCTTGAGGTTACTCTTCCAATCGTGGGTCATCGTGAAAGATTGTAGCCCAGAGCGCTCCCATACTGCCGTAATCCGGTTCGTTGAGAGCATCTGTTTTTTGCTGGAAATCTAGCCAGATTGCAATCTTGTTAGCAGTATGATTATTGAACATGTAATCGCATCCATCAAAGAGGCCATCAAAGCTGACCATTGCCTCTCTGTAGTAGCTATTAGTAGCATCGCGATCTGCTGCTTTGACCTCTTTCTTGTCTGAGTCGTAGTAGTGAATGTTGTTAAGCTTGTATTTCGATCCTCCACATCCATCATCTGGATTTGACTTGTGTGGTTCTCCGTTGGCATCCTCTGGAAACCATACCTTCTTAAGTCCCAGTGGGCGGCGAGCCAGGTGAGCAGTCTCTACTGGAAGCCATTCAGTCGGGCAAGGAGCCAGAGGACGTAGCAGGTTGCTTTCGAAATGCGCTTTATTATAAAGCCGGTTGATGGAAGTTCGCATACTACAAGAAGAAGACAACATAATGTTGAATTGTTGTTTTGGTGTTAGTTTATGTCTGAGTGCAGGTGAATGTTTAGTACTTATTAGTTTTTATGAATAAGTATTTCAATTTTATAGTACAGCAATATCTTTTAGCTAATGAAATGTACCAAACAATATCATTATAAAAAAATACAATAAAAAAAAGATAAGTGACTGTAATAACTTACATTAGAGCGAGGATGTATTCTCTCGTGATTCTTGGAATGACAATAATTTGTATCAATCGAGAGCATGCTTCTTTGTTTGATAACAAAATATGGTCTCAGTCCTAAACACAGAACCTTCAAAAGAATTATTACATGCATTTGATGTGTATGATCTTCTACCGTTGTCTTCCTCCCAAAAGATATTTTCTCCACCGAGCTCTTCGTTAAGATAACTTGTCTCTTGAGGAAGCCACGATGTATGACAAGGAATAAGGCTGCGGACTCGGTATTCATTCAACAGTGTTGCTGCGAACTTGGCTGACATGATAACTCCTTTAAATATTTATTGTGATGATGCATATTTGTTTTCAAGTAATTAGTATTTCAATTTTTGTATTTCAATAAATATAATTTAGCTAATTTATTGTACTAAATAATTTTATGAAAATAAAACACATTAAAATATTTTTATATTAAACTTAAAAATTGAATATATTTTTATTCACTAGTACATTTTATACTTTATACTTACATTCGTCCCTCTCGCTCATTATATCTGTTAAAAATAATATGTCTAGTCAAAATGGAAAAATTGTCCTTCTCTCGGGACCAGACATGACTGGTGATTTTCAACAAATGAAACGTGAATGTTGCGACCGATTTGGTAATTTCATTTTTCCTGACTCAAAAAAAGTTATCGACATTCTTAAACAGCAGAATCGCAGCCCAATGACTCTAGAAGAAATAATTGATGTATATGAGAATGGTACGCAGGTTGAGTATTATGATACTATTTATTGCTACTATTGTGTTAATAAGAAAAATTACAAGAATTATATGTTATCTCCAGATGATGGAGAAAATAAGGATAATTACTATCATCGACTTAGGACGGGAGTTCTCAAGTTCAGTCAAGAAGAAGATTTTAATGTTTGGATTATCAAATGTGAATAAACATTTATATTATTACTATATTTTCTATTCATTTACGACTTTTCATAATATTAAAATTTAAAAACCATTTTTTTTCTCTCCAAAAAGGTTTTCTGTTTTGTTCTTTCACCTAAAAAATCAAAGTATCTCTTTGATAATCGATATCTTTTTAAAACATTTTTTGCTTTTTTATATCGAGTTTTCTTATATTTATTCATTGCTTCCAACCTAACCTTCATAATCATACCAACCTGCCAAATCCTTTTATGTGGATATTTTTTTGATTTAAAAAGTTTTTCTATTTTTTTAATCGTATTTTTAACATCACCAATTGTAGCATATTTTATAGAAATAGTGTCATTGGGATTTTTATCAATATAAACATCAAATGATTTTTTTGGATTGTTTGGGTTGTAAAGAAATTGTTTTTTTGTTTTACGCATTCCTTTTTTAATTCTTCTTTTTTTTCTTGTTTTTGTCATTAATAATTATTTAGATTTAAAATCTTTGCACAATTAAGTCTAGCTCCGGCATTACCTGTTTTTAATGATTCTTTATTTTTACCTTTACCTAAATCATCTTTTAAATCATGAACTATTAAACTTCTACCAATTATATTATTTTTTCCTTTAAGAGATATTTTCTTATCAATAAAGCTACCATTAGTTATGCTATTTTTTGTTATAACATTTCCTAAGTCACCAACGTGTCTTTCTTTACTTTTTCTTCCAGCGTGACTATGACCAGATGGATTAAAATGGGGACCTGCTTTATTACAATCTCCTTTAAAGTTACCTTTTTCATGAACATGGATTCCATGTTTACCATTTTTTAATCCTTTAAATTCATACGTAACTTTGACGCCCTTTTTTACTTGTTCAAATAAAACTTTTCCAGATACATTATTCTTTTTTTTAAATACTGTCTCTTCTTTTCTAGTAACTCTTCCAAAATTACAATGTTGCTTTTGAGAAAAACCTTTTGGATTTTTACAATTGGTGTTTTTTTTTATATTTTTTACTCCATTTGCCTGTTATTTTTATTTTTTTTTTCTTTTTTTGTGCTTTCTAGTTTTCTTTTTGTGTTTCTTTCTATGTTTTTTAGTTTTTCTTTTCCCACCTTTACTTTTATTTCTAAGAGTTGACGGACCTCTTCCTTCATAGGCTGCCCTCCTTTCTATAAATCTCTTAGAAGCCTTACTTTTTTCCAAATCAGTTATGTTTTCTTCAAATGCGCCACTTTTTTCTCTATTTCTTCTTCCAGCTTCTTTCTTCCTCGATCTTCTTAATTTTCTTGCTATTATTTCTGCTTGGCGTTGTTGTTTTAATTCATATTCTTCTTTTTGAGCTTTTTTTATGTCTTCAAGTCGTTTATCAAATGAGTTTCTTATTATTGGATTTATTATTGTTACCATTAATGGGACATCATAATGTCTAGCATATGCATTTATATATAAAGTTTTGTACTGATCCATTTTAGTTTGATCATCTTCTTTTTCGGCTTCAATATAATTTTTTATGTTCTCGTTGAGTGGGCCTCCGCCTTTTTTGATTAGTTTTCGTTTATTTTTTTTCATTACTATAAAATATAATTAGATTATTTACTTGATTTAATTATATTCTTCAAAAATATCATATTTCTAGAGAGAAAAAGTGTTATATAAAAATATTTCTAAGTATTTTATTGATTTGAATTAAAAAAGTCGCGGCATTTGTTTGATTTTTTACATTTTTGTTATTTTTGTTTCTTTTTTATAGCAAATTAGTTGCCTTTTTGTTTTTTTATTTGATTTTTGTGGTTATTATGTACAGAAATTACCACTTTGCTGTTCGTGGAATCAGCATCCGATTCACCTTTCTCTTGCTTTCCGCCGTGAAGCATTCACCGAAGTTGTGCAGTAGTTGTAGATGCAACCACTGGTCAACACTAACTGATGAGGAGTTGTTGTCAATGCCCCATTGCGTTACCATCCATCCGAGCTCTTCTCGTTCTGTAGGTGTGAGATTGGCCCAGATAACATCGATCATCCACTCCAATCCTGCTGGTAGTCCTTTTTGCTTCCACGTAGGATTATCTTTTGGACCCGACTCCTTGAGTCTGCACAACTTGGGAAGGAGTTCTGGAGCATGAACTTCCACCATAAAAGGAATGTCACCTCCTTCCACGTGAGCTCGCTCTCTGGGCGGACAGGCATTTGAAAGTGGATAGAACTTGCCAAACCATGTAGCCTGGCGCATAAGCTTAGGAGGAGGATTTTTTTTCTTCCATTCTTCCAAGGTGATGCCTGTAATCTTTTCGGTCACCTTCAAAATATGGATTTCAATACCTCGTTGTCCCCATTTTTGCCAGTTTTTGTGGAGCTCTGGGTCTTCTTCTGCCCAGCACCTCACGAACTTTTCAAGGTCTCCTGGGTATCCACGATGGATGATAAACTCCCTCACTTCAGGATGTACCTGTTTCTTGTCCATTTCACGAGCCACTTCATCCGCCGTACTCATTTGACTAAACTCCACAAACAGGTCCCAATAAGTGATTTTTTTCGGATCGTATGGCAGATTGAAATATGTGTAAAAGGTTGGTTCGCGTAGGATAGCCTCGCACGTTTTCCGCCTCTCTTGAGGAGGAACGAACTCATCCGGTACGATTGTGTAATGCCCAGCTGTGTTGTGAGTAGGCTCCCACCAGGGGAATAGTTCTTGAATCTTTTGCCACCAACGCCACTCAAATAGATCAATTGGAAGCCAGAATCTCCAGTCAGGGACCTCTCCTTCTGTCAGGCTTATTGTAAGAGGGTGGAGATGATAGAAGCTAGCAACCTGGAGAGATGCCTCCCGGAAAGCTCCTTCTTTCCCACCCATATTTTGGATAAGAGCCTGGGTTTTATTGAGAAGAGTATTTTCCTTAGACTCTCCAGGAGAAGCAGCGGCAATAGCAGCCTGAGCAGCAGAGGTAATAGTCGCCATATTATATAAGTAGTTTAGCGAGTGACTCGCGCGAGCGAGAGTGTGTGGATGTGATTAGATGCAATACTTAATACTACAAAAATATATTTCAATTTTTATAATATAATATATTATTATAATTCATAAAAATAGATAAAAAAATTATTTTTGTTTTGTTTTTCTTTTTTTAAATCTATTAAATTACATCATACATATAAAAGCAACCGTTATAGTTACAATGATAATCATACTTATGCAGCAAATAATGTGATTTTCAATATCATCTTCATCTTCATCTTCATCTTCATCTTCATAATCATAATCACCTTCATAATCATCATCTTCAATACTAACTTCAACCAGATCATCTTCACAATGAATTATTTCACCTTTAATTTCTATAATTGTCTCATCTTTAATAACATCAACAACATTTATTGCTTCTGGACAATTCATCGTTTATATTTATAATTAAATAATATTGAAGATTTTCAATTTTTACATGGAATTATATATTTAGAGTAGGATTGATATTATTTGAACTTTTAAAAATTACTTTTATTATTCTGGGGTCTTCAAATAATTATTTATATCATCTGTATTTTCATAATTTTCGACAACATAATTACATATAATAGTCCAATTGCCGTCAGGTATTTTTAATCCAGACGGTAGTGTAGCACCACCGACCTTTGCCAAACTAGCAATTGCACAAAAACTAAGATCATTATTATTAGTAAGTTTGATAGCTCGTTTATTATTAATCTTAATGAATGTTGGATTCATTTATAATTGAGAATTATTATATTATATGATCGGATGACGCGGGTATGCAGGGTCTATTACAGGATTATTATCTACTATAATTTCTTTTACATTTGTTGTAGAGCATCCAATATGAATAGTTTTTTCCTCTGTTTTTCCATCTTTATTATATATCAACACAGAAACTTTTAATTCGTGCTGACCCCATCCACCATTCGAGTCCGTACGTTGAATACTTAATTTATTACCACTAATACTAACCTTGAATGTATCTGGGAATCTGGCGGAAGAGATTACCTTTAAAACTTTTATACTTGATTCACAGTTATAGTTCAAATCATTATATAATTCACTCGCTTGTTCACACCATCCATTTTCCCATTGACCCGAAAAAAGATGGGTTACTGTGTCCTTATGGAAACTACAAGGATGTATTAATATCTTATTCCTTGAGAGTATTCCGGTTGCACGAAAATCTGCATTCCAAGCGTTTACTGCATCTTCTGTTTCGCCGTTTTCTAATAAGTATTCTCTGAATGCTTGTGTAAATATTGCTGGTCCTGTCAGATCATGTATATAGTGTCTAGTTTCTCTTATTCTATCTCTAATATTGAGATTCAAGAGTTTATTCATTATAACATCTATTACTTTTTTCAATAAAGAACAGCCCTTTGGGGCACTAAATATCCACTGGCACATGTGAGCTTTATTCTCAGCAACACAAACAAAACCATTATAGCCAACTAACTTATCGATCTTTCCATCAACAAGAACTGTATCAGCATCAGCGTATATTCCGCCATGCTTATAAACAACACAGTACCTAAAAAAATCTGCCTTCATTACTGGTATAGGTAATCGATTATAATCATTATATATGCCAGGAAACTCATCTTCCAAAGTTTTCATAAAATCATCAGCTTGAGTGTCATCATAGAATCTGTAATCATAACCTGTATCTATCCATGATTGTGCAGCTTCGGATAACTTTTTATTAGATTTAATAAACTCTCTTGACTTATGAGTTTGGTGAATAATATGAGGGATTGGATCCATTGTATATATCTTCTAGATATTTATTTGTTTCTACTTACGAGGGATAACATAGTTAAATACCGTACATAATATGTTAATTATATAAGTAGATGTATTATTATATTATTTTGTTTGTATATTTTATTATGGATCTAACAATCAATGACTATAAAAGCATATTATTGTATTATGATATAAACTATAAAAAAATGTCTAATAAAAAAATAAAAATATCAGCTGAAAATATATTAGCTAATAAATTATGTAGATGTATAAAAAAAGTTAAAAAAAAGCAAAATAAACCGATAGGCATATGTAAAAACAGTGTTATTAACAAGAAAAATCTTAAAATTGGCCGTTTTACATGCAAGAAAAAAGCTAAAATTATTAGAAATAAGAAAACAAGAAAAATGATAACAAAAACTAAAAAAACTATAATAAAATCAAAGAGAAAATCAAAGAACAAATCAAAGAACAAATCAAAAATAAAATCAATGAAGTCTAAGAATTAAGATAGTCCATTGCTGATAAAAGAACCTGCTCTTGCTGCGTTAATTTTTGAAATATAAGATTTTTAGCCATTTTTAATTGAAACATTCTATTTCTATTATTTTTACATACTATTATTATTCCGTCATCGCCTATTTTTATTTCACACACTATTCCACCATTTGTTAGATAAATCTTTTCTGGATTTTTAAGGGGAATCCATCTAATAAAAGAACCATACCGCAACTCAGGCAATTCATCAACAAATCTGTAAAACTTTAAACTTTTGTGAAACTTTTTAAGTTTTTCTTTTGGAAGATGTAACCTCTGTAAAATATCATTTTTAATTTTGCTTACTTTTTTATGATCTAATTCTAATACAGTTTCATTATTTTCATTACTCAATGCTTTTAATAAATTATCTATATCTATATCCCCCATTTGATATTATATTATATCTTATTAATTCTAAGTATAATCATAATAATTATTATTTCAAGATAATTTTATTATTAACTTTTATAATATAATAGTTAATTATAATGTCTTCAGCAATTCTTATAAAAGCAGGAACATTCGCTTTATTGGCAGCAAGCAGTTGTCCTGTAATAGTTTTAAAAGGAGCGGCATTATATTATTTATTATATTTGTAATTCAAAATACTTATAGTACTCTATATTAACAAAGCACTGTGATAATTAATAATGAATGTAATTAATTATCATAAAATTGATTATTTAATTTGATAAGATTTTTTTAGATAATTAAAATATGATTTTATATAATTCTATTTATTCTGATGTAAATAGTGAAACGCCTCTTATAAATCAAACTAATAATGGCTCTTCTTGCATTAAAAACTTTATTAAAACAATTTTCAGTTCGCTTATGATAGCATTATTTATATTTACTGGTATAGCTTTGTATTACAATATAATGTATGATAGTAAATCAAATTACAAAACCTTAATAATTACATGTATTATACTTGAAACACTAATAATTATATGTCTTACTATATGGATTGTTTGGCCTTTTAAAAATGAAAAAATTAAAAATTACATACTTTATATTCTTTCATTACTATTTATCCCAATATATGGTATCTCGTTTAATATTGTTTTATGTGACTGTGATGATAAAAGCAGAATCAAAGATAAAACATTTGTATTTACATGGATCATTATTAGCACACTAGGACTATGTGTTTGCATCGCTCACAATATATACTCGTTTGTACGTGAAATAGTTAAAAACAAATATACTATCAGAAATACTCGTTCATCATATTCTTCTTTATCTGAAATAACTGACAAACACCCTTTTGAAAATACACTAGAGACTGCTGTGTAAATAAAAGTTATTATAAAATTATTTTTATTTACCAAGTTGAAAAGCTTCCTCCCATCATATTTGCCGCCATTGGTTCATTGTTAGACATTGGTTCATATACATTTTGTCTAGGATCTGATGCATTTGGCGGAGGCGTTTGCGAATTACTATACATATTATTGAAATCTGGACTTTTTTGTGGTTGCATCTGCGGCATTGATGTCATGCCTGGTGCGCTAGGCAATAGTCTGGATTGATCTAAATGATCTGCCTGACTAGGTTGATGCTGGCCAGCAAAAGGCTGTGAGATATTTACTTTATTCATATTTTCTGAAACACGAATAGCTTCACTTGATCTACCATGCCACAAATCTAGTAATCTCTCTATTAATATATTAATTTTAGCCCCTAGTTTGGTTTGCATTGTAAGCATTATTAATATAAGTGGCAATAGCATAGACTCTGGTGAACTTGCTTTATAATCTACACCACAGTATGTTGGCACATATCTAATCGCACGGTCGAAAAACCATATCCCTAAGACGATCATACTTAATTGTGCAACACATTCAGCACTTATTTCTAGACTTCCCTTGCTATCATCCTCATTTGGTATAAAATGCTTTACCGCCTTAAGTATTGCAATTGAAGGAATTATTGCTAAAACTGAATATTGAATCATATTCATTAGATGACATTTACTATCTTCATCAATGTTTGTTATATATTTAAAAAAACCTTCTGAATCTTTTTTTATTGGATTTATTACATCGGTCGCACTTTCCATATGATTTATAAAAAGAAATTAAAATGATTATCAAATATATTAACACAATGTTAAGAAATCTTATTCTCTCTTCTTTGAATGGAAAACATCCAGAATATCAATATATTAACCTTATTAATGACATTATAGAACATGGTGAAATGATAAAAGGTAGAAACGGTTTCACTAAAACTGTTATAGGATCTGCGATGTATTTTTCTTTAGAGAATGGATCAATTCCTATATTGACCACTAAAAAAGTAGCATGGAAAACATGTTTAAAAGAATTATTTTGGTTCATTAATGGCTCAACCGATAACAAAGAACTACAGAAAGTTAAGGTTAAAATATGGAACGGAAATGCTTCGCGAGAGTTTTTAGATTCTAGAGGTCTTCATCATTTAAAAGAAAATGATTTGGGCCCTATATATGGCCATCAATGGAGACACTTTAATGCACCATACACAGATTGTAGCGGAGACTACACTGGAAAAGGAGTAGATCAACTTCAAAACATCATAAATAACCTAAAAGATGAAAATACCAGAAGTTCTAGAAGGCTTGTTATGAGTGCATGGAATCCATGTCAAATTGATGAGATGGCACTACCTCCATGTCATGTACTTTGTCAGTTCAATGTAGTAAATGAAAAATTATATTGCAGTCTTTATCAAAGAAGTGGAGATGTTGGGTTAGGAGTGCCATTCAATATAGCATCTTATAGTTTTTTAACACATATTATTGCACACCACTGTGGTTTGCAAGCGGGAGGGTTTCAATATCATTTAGGCAATTGTCATATTTACGATGACCATATTGAACCACTTAAGTTGCAAATAAAGAGAGAACCATACGAGTTTCCTAAAATTAATATTACATGCGGAATTAAGGAAAATATTGATGATTATAATTTACAAGATATTAGTATAAATAATTATAAGTTTTATAAAAAAATAAATATGGAAATGCGTAAGTAATATATATAAGATTTATAATTAATAGTTATAGTAATATGAGCGCAGCAGCCGGATTATCAGCAGCAAGAAGAAGAAGAGCAGGATCAAATAATTCTAATACTACTACTAATCGAAATACTGTTGTTAAAAAACAATCTAATAGTAGCATTCATCCAATGAAAATTTTAGAACATCATGAGCGCAGATTAAGGGATATAGAAATTAATATTTCTCAATCTGACTCCGTATTGAATAATATTAAAAAAAATGAGAGCCGTCTTGATAATTCATTGGTGAATGATTTAAATAAGAGAATAAGTAGTTTGGCAAGTGAAGTAAATAATCTTAAGATGTTCACAATAGAAAGTAATACACTTTTGTTAAGATTACAAACAAAACTAGAAGATTTAACTTTAACTGACAAGGATTTACATGATATTGAAAATATTGTTTCTGATGAAAATGATGATAAAGTTGCAGCTGTTAATGCAGGCGTAGATAATGTAATTGTAAGTGTCTCTGAAACTAGTGAAAAAAATGTAGAAAATGACGAGACAGATCAGGATGAAACAAATAACACAGGACAAGAAGAAGTAAAGATGACTATTGTAGAAAAAAAATAATTTATGATAAAATATGACTTTAATATATATATATAATGCGGTCCAGATCTGTTAAAAAACATAGAAGAAAGTTAAAAAAAAATAAAAAAACAAAAAAAAGAAAGACATTAAAACAAATTAGATTAAATATACGAAAACACAATAAATGCATAAAGTGTTATGAAAGTGTTGTTAAAAAAAGAAAAAAACGTAGGCGGCGAAAAAAGCATAATAAATCGCGGTCTAGACCAAGAAAAATAAATCAAAAAGGAGGTGCAATAGCACCAGGAAACTGGCTAAAATATGATGAGATAAAAGAAGCAGTTGAATCCGCTGAATATAAAGAATGTGTTTTTTGTCAGGAAAGCTTATTACATCCTACTTCTGAAGAAAAGACCGTTTTTATGTTGACATGCACAGTAGATGAGAAAGGTCATGGACATATGGCTCATACTGGGTGTTTAAAAGAAAATTGTCAGGCCGGAAACCTTGAGTGTCCCATATGTCACGAAGAATTGGGGGATTCATGTAGTACTGTTGATCCGGAAGTAGATGACGAAGAAGAAATGGCGCAGATTCTACCATATGAAATTAACCCACGTGATTACTATAGACCTAGTGCCAATGCGCCACAAGCCGGAGGAAGAAAAAAGAGAAGATAATCTTGATTATTAAAGACAAAATAAATTATTCATAAAATTGATATTAGTAAATCTTATTACTTCATTAATATCAACCATAAAACATGAAGATTGTTATTACAGATGCAATCAAAAGCGCGAAGCTTTCTATAATTTTCAGTAATTTGAAATCATTCGCATCTTTTGTGACTCTTAGATTTAAGGAAGAAGGTCTTTACATGCAGGTAATGGATTTTAGTAAAGTTTGCTTATTTGAATGCAATATTCATAAAGACTGGTTTAATGAATACGATTTTCAAAAAAACGACGATATTGAATCTCTAACCCTATCTAGTTTAATTATATCAAAAATCATTTCCACCTTTGTAGATGGACAAACAATGACAATTTCTGCAAACAATACCTCAGATAAAGTAAGTATGAGCTTTACTGGGTCAAACTCTTCATACAATAAGCATTTTGAAATGCCAATTATTGATAATGAAGATGATATTGTTACTATTCCTAACTCTTCGGAAATTGGAACAGGAACCAGTGAGGTAGATATTGCTTTGCCTTCGAGTAATTTTGCTGAACTTATTGGGCAATTTCAAGTATTTAATGATACGATTCAACTAACATTTAGTGACGAAGGTATATCCATGATGGCGTCTGGAGATGAAGGTAGCATGACAGCAGATATGTCACTAGATGATGTTATTGAATATTCCATCGCCGAAGATACCACACTTGTTCAATCATTTGCTCTTAGGTATATCAGTACAATGTGCAGCTTTGGAAAAATTGCAGAAGAAGTTTCAATGGAGTTTAATGAACACTATCCTATGGTATTAATTTATAACTTTGGAGAAACTGAAAGCGAATCAACATGCAATCTACGATTTTATTTGGCCCCTAAAATTGAAGATTAAATCAATGCGAGCGTTAAGTATTTAGAAAGAAAAAATCTCTTTTATTTAGAGAAATGAAAGGTTTAATTGCTTTATTAATTTTTTGTTTAGTATTATTTATTTATTTACATGTTTATTTTCATCTGAAAACAAGCAATGATTTAGAAGTTTATGAAATAGAACAACCTTCAAAAGATAAATTAGAAGAAATATGTGATTTAAGGCAACCAGTTATATTTAATTACTATAATGAACGGCTGATAGATTCATGTAATAGATCTAGTATAAATGATACATATGGAGCTTTTGATATCAAAATAAGAAATATAAAAACAGAACCGTCTGATGAAGAGGAACTATATATTCCTTTGACTTATACTAGCGCTTTAGCAGCATTGAATGAAGATACTGAAAGCAAATACCTACTGGAAAATAATATGGACTTTTTAGATGAAACTGCCATGGTTAAGGTATTTAAATATAATGATGCATTTATTAGACCATTTATGGTGTCATCGTGCATGTATGATATATCTACCGCATCTTCTGAAACGAAAACTCCATTTAGATATGATGTGAATTATAGAAACTATTTTTTTGTTAGTGAGGGTAGAGTAACAATTAAATTAGCTCCACCAAAGAGTAGTAGATATTTATATGCTATAAATGATTATGAGAACTTTGAGTTTAGATCACCAGTTAATCCTTGGAATGTGCAACAGCAATACAAGGCAGATTTTGATAAAATAAAATGCTTGGAAGTAAATGTTCCAAAGGGGAAAATTATTTATATACCCGCATATTGGTGGTATAGTATTTGTTATCATGATACCACAACATTATGTAGTTTCAAGTATAGAACATATATGAATCATGTTGCAATTATCCCGAAATTATTTATGAGAGTTTTACAAAGTCAAAATGTAAAAAGAAAAATTGTAGCAACAATAAATAATGATATTAATAATACCAGTGATGATACTAGTGATAATATTGACGATATATTAAAAACTATAAAAGATTCTACTGAAAAATAACTAAAATATAACTTTTTTTATTTCATAATATTATGAATAAACTACCAGTTGAATTGATATGTAACATACTAGCTTTTTTGCCAATCAAAAGTTTGATACCGGTCTCAAACAATCTAAAAGATATGTATCGTTCCAATATTGTTTGGAAACCACGAGTCATTAAGAAAATTGGTAAAATTAAAAGTATAAACTATTTTGAAGAATATTTATGGCAAATTAAATTAGAAAAATACAAGTTTATGTATAAACTCGCTTATACGTATGGGTGGGCTGGAAGACGAGTGCCTTTGACGAAACCAATATTTGTAAAGTCGCAACTTTGATTTTTTCCAGAAAAGACAATAAAATTGATAAAATATATTAATCCATATTAATATTACATGAACAGTATTAATATGGAGTTTAAATCAAAAGATAGATGTTATCTTACATATGAATGGCATTGTAATCAAAAAGTTAGAATGCCTGATATACGCATAGATCCAGTTAAAGAGAAATTATTTACTGGAGACATTATTGAAAATAATAAAATAAATAAAATATCTAAATATAGAACTTCTAGCATTCCAGGTATATTAGTTATAAGTGGTTCCACATTTGGAAGAGCAAAAAACAAATTGTATTATAAATGTATTCCAAATAATCCAGCATTACCAATATTTATAGTGCCATATAATAATAAATCTAAAACACTTTCTAAGGTCAAAATAGATTTATTTGTTGAGTTTATATTTGATAAATGGGTTGGAAAACATCCTGTTGGAAAATTAATTAATACATTTGGAAAGGTTGATAATATAGATAGTTATTCACAATATCAAATGCTTTGTTATAATGTTTCTCATCCCATTCAAAAGTTTAACAAACTTATTTTTAAAAAAGTGAAAACTATAACCTCCGAAAAAGACATTATTGAAGATATTGTTGAAAAATATCCCGAATTGGAAAATAGATTAGATAAAGATATTATCTCTATTGATCCAGAAGGTTGTATTGATATAGATGATGCAATGTCTATTCAAAAAACAGAAACTTCTACTACAATAAGCATTTATATTGCAAATATACCTATGTGGATTGATTACTTAAATATCTGGAAAGATCTAGGGGAGAGAGTGACAACTATTTATTTTCCAAACAAAAAAATACCCATGTTGCCATTGTTGCTATCTGATAATCTATGTAGTCTTCTTGAAAATAAAAAAAGGATTGCTATCAATATGGATGTTAATATAGTTAAAAATATAATTTCATCTGTCTCATTTGGAGCATGTTTAATAAATGTCAATAAAAATTACAGCTATGATGATGAAACCCTAGTTTCTGATGAAACTTATATTAATATATTTAAAAAATGTAAATCAGTGAATAAAAAATACAAATATGTAGATAAAATAAAAGATAGTCACGATATAGTTGAAATGCTGATGTTGATGATGAATCATCTTGTTGGGAGAGAATTGAAAGAGAAAAACGGCGTTTTTAGAACATTTAATATAAAAGAAAATCATAAAAAACAAAAAAATATACCTTCTGATATTCAACGATTTATTAAAACCTGGGGATCTAATGGAAGTAAATATACTATTAATAAAAATAATACAAATCATGATATGCTCTCAGATACAATAGATGTTTATTGTCACTCAACTTCGCCCATTAGAAGAATGATTGATGTTATAAATACCAGTATTCTAATGCAAAATAAAAATTATATTAAAAATAAAGAGTTGTGTCAAGAGTTTATTGATACTTGGATTTCTAAAATTGATTATATTAACAGCCAAGTCAAAGCTATTAGGAAAATACAAAATCAGGTTGGCCTTTTAGATTATTCTAGTAAATGCGAGTTTAAAGAAAAAATATTAGATGGGTGGATTGTGGATATCCAAGAAGATAATACTAATGGCGATTATAAATATTCTGTATTCTTACCTGATCCAGGATTTGTATCTACATTTATTTCCAGAGAAATATATAAAAAGTATAAAAAATATCTCTTCAGTCTTCATACATTCAACGATGAACACACATTAAAAAGAAAAGTAAAAATATCCATTAAATAAATGCAAAAATAATTTTTTTTAATATTTTTTTGTAAAATTGAATAACTTGCCTTAAACTGATTAATCAACAACTTTAAATATGTCGTCGCAAACAAAAATAACTCCTATCTCGGTATCTAATACTAAAGCATCTAATACTAAAGCATGTAATACCGAACAACCTAAAAAACAGTCGAAATCACAAAAAATGCAAAAAACGCGTGTTCATAAAGATCTTGAAAAGCTTAGAAAATCCAAAAGGTTTCGTGAGCTAGGCGATATGCTATATTTATAATAATTTATAAAAAATAATTATAAATAATTTTTTAATTTTTAATTTGTAAGTTCATTCATATATCTGCTCCCTAAATATACAATGAATTATTAGTAGCTACATATTTTAATGATAGTTCCGGGATTTTACGTAACTTTTCCAATAATGGAATATTATTATTTATCTCAGCAACTTTTTCTAGTTCCGCTGCGATATTGTTAATTTTTAGTATTGCTTTCACAAAATCACCAAGAAATACCTCTTTCTCAAGTTTAATTTTATTTATGATTGCCATACAATCTTTCTCCGATTCAACATTATTGCACCACTCTAATACTGTTTGCATCAAATCATAGTTGATTTCATCAAAAGAACCTGTGTTTGCTTGAACCCTAGATTCAATATTTACATATTTATCTATACGATCTTTGAGATTTTTTGCAATATTATTTAATTCACTATTATCAGTATTCGGTAGAGGTACCTTCATTTCATTATTAACTCGTATATTTGCAAATAAAGACGCAATGCAAGCAATTTCACTAGAATCAAAAGATTCAAATTGATTTGTTTCATCATATATATCGCTAAACGCAAGCGGATGTACTTCCTGAAATTGACTTGCATTTCTCCCTTTATCTGTTAATTGGAAACCATCTTCAGATTTATTTATAAAATTATTTTCAAGCAAAATGTCGGATATTTTTTCAATTTCATAGTGCAAATAGTTTTCTGCATTGTCACGCCACCTTGTATGTTTTACAATCTTTTCATTTAGATTATCAATATCTTTATATTGTTCTACTTCCTTTTTTAGCCTTTTATTTTCATTTACAAGATTGTTTAGCTCCCTCGTAATCTTCTTTTTTTGCTTATTACTACTAAACTCTAACTTTTTGCTAAGCTCAATATATTTTTCAATTACTGCCTTTGGCGTAACATTAAATGTTGTGTTTTTCTTCATAGAAGTCTCTTTTTCTTTGAAATCTTCTATTGCATTTTTATGATAATTTACTTCACTAATTATTTCTTTTCTTATCATACTTTGATTTACAAACTCTTCCATCAAATCATAATTTGTTTCACCACTATCCATTATATTCAATAGTAAAGAGTATGAGATTTTAAACTTTGAAACCAAAACTTGTGGCGCCCCACAAAGCACATTTTTGTAATCTTTATCATATCCCGCGTCAAATAAATTATTACAGTGTATAACGCGACCTAGTTTATCTAGCCCTCTACGCCCTGCTCTTCCAGCCATTTGAGTATATTCATGAGGATATAAATATCTATGTCCAGATGATCCATCGTACTTTTGCAAAGATGTAAATAAAACAGTCTTTGTTGGCATATTAATTCCTACTGAAAATGTTTCTGTTGCAAATAGAATCCTGATGTATCCTTTATCAAATAAAAGCTCTACCATTTCACGCAATACCGGAATAACGCCTGCATGATGTATTGCTATCCCTTTTTCGAGAAGTTTTACCATTGTTCTATACTCAGTCAATTCAACATATTCTTTGTAATTAGGAAACTTTGACATTAGCAATTTTCGACAGTCTTTTTCAGCAGTTGATGGGAACTTTTCTCCTTCCTTAAACATACTATGTTGAATTGAGTTTGCACATTGCTCTACTTGCTTCCTGGAAAATACAAAACATATTGCAGGCAACATTTCATTTTCTTTCATATGTAATGCTAGATTATTAAGAATATATTTTTTATTGACATACATTCTGTTTTCAGATATGATCTTTTTAGCTTTTGAGATTTTTTTATAATTTTCTGTTATATATTTACCATTCGAAGATTTTACTTCAATTAATTTGTTGCATGTTCTTGTCAAATAGCTGGCATCTTGTTTGTTTATTTTTTTAAGAGAGCTACTATTTACATCCATCCACATATAATGTGTCAAAGGAACAACTCTTTTATAAGTTGGAGCGAGTATAACATTTTTATGTTCAATATTATTTTTACTAGCTTGTTTATTTTTTTCAGTTTCAACCCAAGCTGCGAAAGATTCTGGTTTATAAATCGTTGCTGAAAGCATTAATATTTGAACTTGTGGAGGAAGCATTAGAATGCATTGTTCCCATACACTTCCGCGATCTTTATCATTGATATAATGAACTTCGTCAAAGATAACACCACCTAGTTCAGTTTCAACGTCCATTTCAAATGATAATTGATTAATAAAATGCTCCTCGTCGGTTTTACTCGCAATCTTTTTTGCGAAAAGAGTATTCCTGAGAATCTCTGTTGTCATAATTAAAACATCTGCATCTGGGTTATCTTTACAGTCTCCTGTTAAAAGACCAAAAGATATATCTGGAAACTTTTTTCTCAAATCATGAAGCTTTTGATTTGATAATGCTTTAATTGGAGATGCATATATTACCTTTTTTCGTTTTCTCCCCGATTCATCTGCCATTGTTGTGAAATGTTTCATAATAAACTCTGCTGGGAGGGTTTTACCAGAACCAGTATGTGCTGTAACTAATACATGATCCTTGTCAATAATTCCTTTTATTGCCCATTTTTGAAAATCGCTTAGCGTAAATGGGGCAATATCTGAAAATGCTTTATCATATCCTTCTATGTCGAATGGTTTATCGCAAATAACTACCATAGTTGCGTTTAGATATGTTTATTGTGTGGTACTATTATTATGTCAATTTTCTTTAAAATATAATGATTAATAATAAATATTAGCTTTACGTAAATGATATATAGAGAAATTATAAATACATACATTAAAATAAAAGCATGTCTCTAATTGTTGCAAAAAAATATAAAATTATTTCTAAGCTTGGAGAAGGTTCATTTGGAAAGATATTTTCTGGAGTAAATATTAATACTGATGAAGAAGTTGCTGTTAAAATTGAGAAACTAGACGAACACTCTCTCTTAAAAAACGAGGCGAGTGTTTATAAATTATTAGAAAATATATCTGGAATACCTAGACTTAGATCTTATGGGACGGAGGGAAAGTTTAATTATATGGTAATTGATTTATTGGATAAATCTTTGGAAGATATGAGAATAACTTGTGGAAATACATTATCATTAAAAACCGTATTAGTATTAGGCATTCAAATGCTAAAAAGAATAGAATGTGTGCATTTAGAGGGGATAATTCATAGAGATATAAAACCAGATAATTTTCTTATTAAAAATAATAATAATCAGATTTATTTAATAGATTTTGGATTATCAAAACGATATCTTGATTGTTTTGACAAACATATAAAAATCAATACTGGTCGAAAACTAATGGGTACTGCAAGATATGCTAGCATTAATGTGCATAATGGTATAACTCCAACTAGAAGAGATGACATAGAATCAATTGGGTATGTTTTGCTTTATCTATTGATAGGATATTTACCTTGGCAAAGTATAAAAGCGGATACAAGAGAGAAAAAATATAAATTAATCGGAAAAATAAAAAAAGAAACAGATTTATGGAATATTTCTAAGGATATTCCAGGAGAACTAATAATATTTATTAATTATTGTAGAAACTTATCATTTTATGAAGAACCAAATTATAATTATTTAAAAAATCTACTTGGCAATTTATTCAAGTTACATGGTTTTACAACGGATATAATTTATAAGTAGTTTTTCATTTTGAAAGCTGCTTAAAGACATAGTGTCTATCTACATCATATAATGTCTGAGAATAACAGCGATAGTTCAACAGCGAATGCATCATCTGGCCGGCGGCTGGGGCGAGTAAAATGGTTTAACAATCAGAAGGGGTTTGGATTTGTGACAGATAATGATGAAAACGATGTATTTGTACATCATACTGCTCTTCTTACAGAAAGTGATCAGTTTAGGTATCTCGTTCAGGACGAGTGGGTGGAGTTTGAAAAATCTACGATGGACAATGGGAAAACAGTAGCAGTAAATGTTAGTGGTCCAAACTCCTCAAAGCTTACATGCGAGCTTCGTGAGCTAAGGAAGGGCGAGGAGCAAAGTAACCGCGGAGTGCCATCTGTTGGAAATAAGAGACCATCTGGGCGAGGCCGTAGGCGAGATTCTGGGCCTAGGGGAGGAATGGTGGTTCGAGGAGCAGATGGTCAGGAATGGCAGCTTGTAAAGCAGCGCGGGGCAAAGAGTAATAGGAAGCCTTCTCTAAATGATAGTCGCAGCAATTAATTCAATAAATATATTATAAAATTATTTTAAATAATATATTATTTTTTCAAAAACTTATTTCGATTCATGTAGTAGAAGCATTAATCGTCTTAATACACTTAAAGAAATGGCTCTACATATATGTAGATAAGATGAGTACTACAAACAAGAAACACCTCGCCGAACATGATTTTATTGGAGAAGTTGATAAGCAATTTCGCAGTCTAGAGCAGACACTTTCAACTTTTCGCTCACAGATTACTGCATTGCAGAGTCAGATGAGAGCAGTAGAAAAGAATACTAAACGTGAGATGAAGATACTAAAAAAACTAGCAGATAAGAATCGAAATAAAGGAAATAGGAAGCCTTCTGGATTTGCAACTCCGTCAAAGATTTCATCTGAGCTATGTGAGTTTATGGGACGAGAAAGCGGAACTCAAGTAGCACGGACTGAAGTTACTCAATTTGTAATTGGATATATTAAACAGCATAATCTAGGCCAATCTAAGGAAATTAAACCAGACGAAAAGCTACAGCAATTGCTTGGTTCAACTGATGAAGATACCGTTACATATTTCAATCTTCAAAAGTATATGAATCGCCATTTTCCATCGAAAAATAAGAAAGCAAAAAATGTAGTGGTGCAAGCAAGCAAATAAACAATAAATAGAAATCATAATAATTTTATTATTTTTATTATGATTTAAATACTTAATTTGTGTGATCTAACAATGGTATTTTAATACTAGATTGTTTCGAATAATTTTGAATAATTATTTTTATGTTGAAATATATTTTTCAAAAAAATATTTTGGTTTTACTAGGTGAATATAGGAGGGGTATAGGGGAACCTGGGTTCCCCTCCAGAAACAAAATTGAAATGTGAGTGAGTGAAAGAGAGTGAAAGTATAGAAAAGAAAATG